AATCCTGCGAGTCTGTGAAGAACCAGTTGGTCTTTGCTTTGAATGTCCATATCTAGAATCGGTTTACTCATTGAAAATGGGTTAGAAGAAAATGGAAGAACTGAAGAACCTTGAAGACCAGATACGAGAATTGGAGAGGAAGATAAATAGAGTTCAAGAAGATGAAAGAAAGATGATATCTGTTGAGATACTTCAGTTACATCACAAGCACAAGGACTTGTTGAAAAGTATGGCGAATGAGAAGTTTGGGGAATCCGAAAAGAAAATGAGCGACTTGCCTCCCGGATGGGATATGAAAGACTTTGAAAAAATTGAGATTCCTCCAGAGCACAAGGGTTCTTTGGGAGACACGTTCAAGTACCTAGAGGACAAGATATGGGAAGAAAGACTCAAAGAACGCAAGAAGGAATACAATGCTTCGGGAAGAGGGATTGACTTTAACAAGGAGCGAACCGATGAGGAAGAGAACGAAAGAACGCGGAAGATGTATGAGGCGGTCCGGTACAAGTCTGGTATGTCAGACTATCCGCCCGAGTATTACAAATCGGTCAACTACTTCCGAGATGCCGATATGAAGATTCCATCCAAGCAGTCCAACGTCGCGTATATGGACAGTTCCTTTGGTGTAGACATTGAAGCCGAACAGGTCTTCCAAGAAGAACTTCACGGGATTGTGGATGATATGAAGGTCAAATTGGTGGATGAGAAGAAGATTCTAGAGGGCACGCTAAACCCCGAATACGGAAAGGGTGAGTGGGGATTACCGCATATTGACAGGGAAAACGAACTTTCAAACTCCAATCCTGTAGAAGAGCAATGGAAGAGCGACTCACAGAATGGCTCCTTGATAACAGACCCTACACCCACATCAACACAAGACTCAAGCAGTTCATCCTCTACTGCCGAACTCTTCAACCGGGGCTGTCCTATTGTACGCTTAAGAAGACAGTCTACCAACTCGCCAACAAACTCATGCTCGGAGAAGTCGGACGATTGTGGTATCGTGATCGATGCTACGAACGAGTCCTCCGAATGTACGGTGCCAATGATCAGCGCACTGACGCTTGGCACGCCAAACGAAGCGAGATGGTCACCGCGTCTGAGGTCTATGGAGTCTTCGGTTCCGAGTCTGCTCGACGCGAAGTTATGATGCGCAAGTTAGAGACTCGACCTCAGGGAGAAGGTCCGCCTATCAATGCGCTGCTTTGGGGCACGCGATTTGAGCCTATCGCCAAGCGTATCTACGAAGAGCGGACCAAGTGTCAGATTACCGATGTCTCTTGTGTACAGCATCCTATTCATAAGTTTCTAGGTGCATCCCCGGATGGATTGATTGTCCCGAACGATCCTACGGATATGAAGCGGTATGGGAGACTAGTCGAGTTCAAGTGCCCTATCAGTCGTGTTCCCAAGGATGAGATTCCTGCGGGCTATGTTCATCAGATGCAGATGCAGATGGAATGTACCGGTATCGATGAATGCGAGTACGTAGAGTTCCGCTTCAAGCAAGTGAACTACAACGAGTGGTTCCGTAGTCAAGACAACAAGGGGTTCTTCGTTGTCTATGATGACGGGAGAGTAGAGTATGATAAGGAAGCTGTTGGCGAAGAATGCCAGGTTATCTACTGGATTCTAGGGTCGATCAAGGAAGGGTTTGTCGCAAAGGATCCGAATTGGTTGCCCTCGCATATTGAGGAGTTGACCAAGTTCTGGAATGAGGTGTTGGAACATCGTAAGAATGGAACGCAACCAGCTGAGAAGAAGGTAATTGCTTCGTTGGAATTGTAACTTTCAGAACTACAGAATTGTTTAAATATGTCTATAACGTTCGTAACGTCATTTTTACATGGAGCAAACCCTAAACGAACATACGATGAATACAAACGCCATTTTGATTCTATTGTAGAGACTGGTATCCCAATCGTTCTCTATTTAGATAAGCAATCTACATGGACGTTTCCAACCAATGTACGTGTATATAGGGCGGGTCTGGAGGATACGTGGGTTGGACAGAACATACCCGAAACAAGTATTCTTCCGGTGAATGTGTCACCCAAAGATACATGTGAATATTTGAAGATTATGAACACCAAGACAGAGTGGCTCTACAAGGCATCTCTGGAAAATCCGTATCAAACGGACTGGTTTGCTTGGATTGACTTTGGGATTGCACACGTCTTTAAGAAGCCAAGGGACACGCTTCAGCGGTTGAGGTATCTGCGAGCACCTTCTTATCCCTGTATTCGAACTGCGGGCATCTGGCCTTATCTCCCAGTGTCTCCTTCTGCGCTTCAATGGAGGTTTGCTGGAGGGTTTTTGATGGCACACAAGTCGAAGACGGAAGAGCTTCATTTCAAGGTCATTGAAAAACTCTCTGCGTTACAGCCAATTTTTACGTGGGAGGTGAACGTATGGGGTCTTTTGGAGTATGAAGGGTACGATCTCGGATGGTTTCAAGGATCGCACGACGACACAATCATTCCAGAGACAAACCCAGATATCTCAAGTCTCTCCAAGGATCCAGAGTTCTGCGAACCAAGAGGTCGTCAGCACTATCGTTTGCTTGCGGAGCTTTCCTTACAGTTCTACGAAAAGACGATCATTGATATCGGAACCCACAAAGGAATGTCTGCGCTTGCGTTATCGTACAACACCACAAACAAGGTGTTGTCGTTTGACATTGTAGACAAGCCAGACCGCCCACAACGGAATAATATTTACTACATGATTGAAGACGTGTTATCTGGCGAAGGACAAGAGAGATGGAAGACTACTATTTTAGAATCCCCGTTGATCTTTTTGGATATTGACCCACATGAAGGAACCCGTGAATATGCGTTCTACGAGTGGCTTCGCGATAACCAATACAAGGGATTGGTCATTTGCGACGATATTTGGTATTTCAAAGAGATGCGCGATAACTTCTGGTATAAGATTCCTTCCGAACACAAGTTGGACATTACCGATCAAGGACATTGGTCGGGGACAGGAATTCTTCGGTTCGATCTACCTCCTAAACCGGCATCGAATTGGACTGTCGTTACTGCGTACTTTGATCTGACGAAGATGCCCGATGCTTCGCCTTCGATTCAAAGTCGACCTATCGAACACTACCTTCAGAGTGCTATTCCAACACTTGCGCTTGATCAGAATCTTGTTATCTTTTGTGAAGCCGAAAACGTAGATACGATTATGATGTTGCGCCCAGAGCGACTGCGGCACAAGACAAAGTGTATTCCTATGTCCTTTGAGGACTTTCCATTGACCAAATACAGGGATCAAATTCTTGAAGTCCGAAAGGAGAAGCCCGACCACGACAATCGAAATACCGCGTCTTACTATTTGTTCTGTATGGCTCGGTATGCGATGTTAAAACAGGTTATCCAGGAGAATCAGTTTGGATCCACACACTTTGCCTGGCTGAATATCTGTATTGAACGCATGGGATGGAAGAACCTTACGCAATTAGACAGAGTGTTTGAAATCAACCGAAACAAGTTTTCTACGTGCTACATCGATTATCACCCTCAAACCAACTATCTAGACTCTGTCATGCGAAATGGATGGTGTACAATGTGTAGCGGTTTCTTCACCGGAAATGCGTACTATATGAATGAGTTCTGTACTCGCATTGAACAGAAGTTCTTGGATTGTTTATCCAAGGGCTACGGACACGCCGATGAACAACTCTATTCCTTAGTATACTTTGACGATCCCAGTATATTCGATGTCTATTATGGCGACTACACCGAGATGATCACAAACTATGAATGGGTTCGTGACCGCCCACATGTACCTTTATATCACCTTATCAAACACAGCTACGAAGCACGTGACTACTTTACATGTTTACGGGGATGTGAAAAGCTGTGGAACTCTTGGAAACTGGGGTATGCGAACTTGGACGAACAACAGATAACACAGCTGATCTGGTACTACAGAAACGTGTGTGCGGTTCTCCGCGTTTCGGTTTACATGTGAAACAACAGAAACTATCAAATGTTCTGTCTCAAAGAGCACTCCTTAGAAACGGATGACCCCGTTCTTTTCAAGGTAAGGAAGGATTGTCTGTTTTTCCCAAGGGACCGGGTTGTCTCCAAGGACTGGGCGCAGACGGGTAATTATGAGAGGAATCTCATCGAGTGGGCAAAGACCCTGATTGACCCATCAAAGAAATTCCTTGATATCGGCGCACATGTAGGGACGTATTCTATGGGATTTGCGAATGCGTGTGCTGGTGTTCATAGTTTCGAGTGCTGTCCTCGTACCTTCAACTTTCTGTGTGCAAATATTGCGCTGCGAGAGCTGGACTACAAGATCAAGCCTTATCGGACGGCACTTGGAAACTATACGGGAACTACCGATTATTACTTCCGGTCTCCTCTGGATGGAGGCGGCAACAGCTGTATAGACTTGTCGTCTCTTGGTTGTGAGAAGCTTACACTTCCTATCACGACGCTAGATTCGTTCGAGTTGGACAACATTGGACTGATCAAGATTGATGTTGAGGGATTTGAAAAGAATGTTCTAGAAGGTGCTCAGGAGACGCTTCGCAGGAGCAACTACCCTCGAATTCTTTTTGAGTCGTGGCGTGAGGCTCGCGATGCAGAGGGAATCCCTGCGAGCAAGCTCAAGAAGGAGTTGTTTGAGTATGTTGAGTCAATTGGGTATAAGATTACCCCTATCAACAACTGGGACGAAATGTTCATCGCAGAGCATTTATGAGGGTTTGTAACGAAAACGGTCTAGAGCAGCAATCATACATCCAACCTTTGCCACCTCGACAACAGGCGGAGGGGCAAACTTGGTATTCCATTCATCGATTGTATAGTGACTTCCCATACTGATATTACAACGAGTGCAAATCGGCAAAAGGTTATCTACAGTGGTTTTTCCACCTTTGCTTTCCGGGATGTTGTGTCCACACTGGAAATCAAAGACATTGATACGATTCTTACACCAACTTACTTTACATTTCCCATCAAACATTTCGCCCATACATTTCAGCCAGACCTGTTCACGCAAGGCTTTCGGAATCTTGGTTTTTCTGTACGGGGATTCATTATTGACTATATCTGAAATTCTAGAACGCGAAGTCATTACATGTTTAGGCTACGTACGATGTATATTGGTTTACGCGAAACGGAGTCTCAATACCCTGGATAGGTCCCATGGAATATGGCGTGTGATCGGCGTGGTTGGTCACTTGAGAATAAGAAGAATTCTCTACCGCAACCGTCTTCCTCACCTGTGCCTTATCTAGAAATTCGGGTTGGAATCGTTCGGTCGTTTTCATCATCACCAGGGCAAGCACCAAGAGTGCGCCCACTAACAAAAGCCACTTCGTCATTGTTACTCGTCGTGAAAAAACGAATAGCTTTCTGTCTAGCTCAGAGAATAAGCATGGAGGAAGACAGGGCTTTGGAAACTTTGAGGAATATGCTCGGACGTCGTGGTTTGGACACCAAGACAGAGCGCGTGGTGACGGACGCCTTGGAGAAGGTGAACATGTATACGATTGGAAAGCAGTTGATTGTCTTCAGTCAAAAGGATAAGGGTTTGGTAGAACGCGATGTCAATAAGATTCTAGAGTTCGCAGATGGAAACGACTTTACCAACGGAGTCATCCTGATCGCACTTGTCAAGCCTTCTGAGAATGTGCTGAAGGCTATCAAGAATCTGACCAAGGATCGGATGATCCAGTTCTTCCATATCAAGCAGCTCAAATTTGATATCACAACGCATCGGATTGCAATGCCGCACCGGATTCTCAAGGATGATGAGAAAAACGAGGTCATGAAGAAGTTCAACATCAACAAGCCTGAAGATCAAATTCCTTGGATTGATTCACAGGATCCGATGGTCAAGTGGATTGGCGGACGTCCGGGGGATGTGATTGAAGTGACTCGACACAGCGACGTTGCGGGTTCCGAGTTGTATTATCGCTATTGCGTTCCCGACGTAAATGTTGCGTGAGAACAATGGACGAACTTCGTGCGAAATATGAACGTCAGCGCGATGAGTATGACCGTCTGGTCAGTTCAGCGCTGGTCACGAATGATACAACGCAGGTGTCAAGGCTTCGTGAACTCAATGAAGCCATTTCAAAAACGCTCAATGAAATGATTGAGAGAATGACCTTCATGAAGAAGGAAAGTCCGAGTCTGTCCAAGGAGAGAGATGAGTTGATCGATCGCCTTCGCCAGATTCAGAAAGATTACAATGGTCTACTTGTCAACACAGACACTCTAGAAACCCTCCGTCGTATTCGGCAGCAAGAGAGTACAGAAGCGAACCGCCAACTCTACATGTACATTGGGTTCTTTTTGCTTGTTTGTTTGATTATGGTTGTCTACTTGGCCTTTATGACTCACAGAAAAGACACAACGGCAGCGAGTGCAAGTATTCCACCGACTACAGCTGCCTTGGTATAATAGGGCGTTTCATCGATCGGAGCTTCCTCCTGTCCTTCCTTTTCGCCTTCGTAGACATCTTGAAGTTCGGGTCCCTTCTCACGCGCAGCGGCAATCTCGTTCTTGTACTTTATCAGATCAGGATTTGTTGTCGCATAGTTCTTCGCAAAGTTATCGATAAATGTAGCGTCACGTTCGATGGAAGCATTTAACGTGCCGATATAGTCATTCAACCACTTTTCAGTCCTATCTGCCTGTTGTTTGAATACAGCTTGTCCCGTGACCTTATACTCTAGCATACTGGTCCGGTATTGCCTCAAAACGCTATCAAACTCGGTCGCCATTCTCTTGTTGTTAGTAAATAAAATGCCCGCAGAATCCTTTCTTGAGCTAAATGCGCCTCGTCACGTGCGTTTAACAACGAGTGCGTCGGAGTATACTCGTTATCTGCGCATGTCCGCAACCGTTGCTCCTTATATCGGAAACGGTGTTGCAGCTGCGCCCACTTTAGGTTGGAAGTCGAATGAGATTTCTGCTCAGGCACGTTTGGTTGCCCCATTGTTCGGAATCCTGAACGGATTATATCCCAATCGTAGATAATGAAGAAGAGCGCGTACATACAATTGGGGTTGATATTGGTTGCGTTGTCTCTGTATTTCTTGCGGACACGAGAGGGGCTTGAGGACTTTTCCTCACCAACATGTTCGAATGGAACACAACCAACTGAGACTGGATCCGGACCGATGTGTGAGATTGCCAATACACCTCGTGTATGCGAACCTGGATACACGGTGGAGGGAGAAGGATGTAGATCTGCCGATGGAACTAATTATTATAGTCCTCCAGGTTGTCCCGATGGGTTCTTACCTGCCGGCGATAAGTGCATCAAACGAGAACCCGCTATATGTCCTCCAGGAACAGAATTGTATGGAGTGATGGCATTACCAAGTGCTGTTCGTGAGGGATTAAAATGCGTACCAACCAGTGTGTCTACATACGAAGCAAAACAACTCCCAGCTATGGGTCCGGGTAGTCCACAGCCAAGTCCCAGCGAGTTAGCGAATATATGTAAAGCTGGCGATAAGTTGGGATTTAAATCCACACCGGGTTCAACGCCCGTCTGTTTAGCGACAGGGTCAACCGCAACGACTACACCAACAGAAAGTTCACCTGAAGACATTTCAACTTCGAAGACTGTCATACAGCAAGTGATTGATAGTCTCAAGCCATTCCGTCCACCCACTGCCCCGTCATCAGACATAGAAAAGGAGCGCAAGGAGATCACCGATATTGCAAAGAGAAATCTGTTCTTTATCCAAGCTGCTTTATTTTTGGTTGTCTTGGCAATGTTGACGTATTTGATGTTTCCTTTGGAGACTGCGAACCTAATAGCGTTTGCGCTTTTGTGCGTGGGTATTGCGATGGGTTTCTTTCTAAGAAGATGAGTAATGGCTCAGTGTCCGGCATCGTTTCGGATGGCAACGAGTGGTACATGTGTGAGTATGTGCCCAGACGAAAGAGGGTTTGAGTTTCGAACAGATAACGGACAGATGAAATGCGTGTATAGGAGTGATCCAACCCTTGCAGTCAATCTGAACCCAGTGGACCCGGTAAACAATGGGTGGACAACTATTCCAAATCTTAGTGTTGAAAGTGTCAAAGATATAGATCCATCACTGTACTCCAAGTATGATACAGAACAGCGTCGTGTTGCGCAAGAGTTGACGATTCTGTATGAGAAAATAGACAAGGATACGAAGATTGGGGATGCTTTTCAACGGCTTCAAGACGCTGAAAATGTACGTCATCAAGCCCCAGACGCCTACCGTCAAGCACGGACAAATTACTACATCCTCAAGGAAGGTGAAACCTGGATGGAGAGAGAGAAAGAGCGTGTATTAAAGGCGGAAGTAGATCCGCTTGCAAAACAATTTGAAGAAACAAGGTCAAAATCACTTCGTCAGTTTGAAAACCAGCGGAAAACGGTGGACGTTGTGAAAGGATTGAAAGACAACGTGCTCAGTCTCAAAGATGAAATGAAGTACGCAGCAGATACATTTCAAGATCAACTGGACAAGGTGAAGGATGCTATCAACCGCGAACGTCGCGGTCGTGTGACAGAAACAAAGGTGAGTATTTGGGACTGGATGGATGTTATTCTCAATGGTGCGATTGTGATCTCTCTATTGTACGTAATCTACATTCTCTACAAAAAGTTTGCTGCTCGTCCTCCTGCCCCACCAACACCCGCGGTTTTCGTTCGTGGTTAGTCTCTTGGAGAACATCAATGGAGGTAACCGATCCTCGCAGTGTATTGGACTTTCAAAAAACAACATTCTGCGGTCATATCCGGTCGCATGTTACGAAGGTTCTCCTTCAAAACATTCAGCTCGGACACGCAGATTACGCATGTTATTGGTCGTTGGAGTTGTTGTGTTCTGGATTGGTTCATACACTTTGGATGGCTTTGTTTGAAGGTGCGGCTCTCCACGTGAATCGGGCAAACCCAAACGTCTTTATCTATCTTGCGAATGCGTATGAAAAGTATGCGCCCATCGAGGCCAAGTATTCGTTACGTGATATGACAGCGATTCGCAACAATATGGATGTTCGAGAGATGGTGTGTAAAGCGGCTGCTGTTGTCTCCATGTGCCGGAAGAACAAGCTTCCATCTTTGCCTACGATCAAACCTGCTCACGACTTTGATCCGGTGACAATTCAAGAGTCATTAAAAGCTCCATCAACGTTGTACGGAAAGTTGGTACTTCGTAGAGACGATCCAATGACTGTCGCAGTTCCTATGAATGAGTTTGTGTATTGCTTGCGCCAGGATGTGAGGGATACAACTCGGGCACTCTATTGGATGGCTTGGGTCTATGCGTTTGCGCGAGAACATAAGAAACAAACGAAACAACAGCTTTTCTTTGCGAATCGGTCCGATGAATTTGTATCGGTTGCGCATGGAAATCATGTTGCCTGGATGTTCTGGGACGCAATCCAAAAACAATCACAGCCTATCGCGCGGCAATACATTGACGTTCTCTATCGGATGTATTGCTTGCGTTGGAGTCCATCGGACGCAAAGTCTCGACAGGCGTTATTGACGACTGCGATCGTATTGGTCTGTGAAGGAACCACTCTGGATACCACACCTGTCTCTGGTGAATCCTTATCCGTTGCGAATGTACTGAACGGAATTCCCGCTTGGTTGGACGCCATTACGCGAATGCAGAAGAGTTTTTCCGCCTAATCAGTAATGAACGGAAAGCTAAAGGATGCGTTGGTAGCAGGATTAATGTTCTTCATCATTTCCCACCCGATTGTCTACAAGTTCGTGGATAGTCTGGTCGGCGGACTACTGGGTCGTATTGCCAGCCCGGGCGGTTGTCCGACCACATGGGGGCTGATTGTTCATTCGGCGGTGTTTGCTGCTGCGACCTACTATGGACTTGGTTTGTAAAACGTATATCGGTTTCTCAAGGCAATCTATACTACATTCAAAATGATTCCCGAAATTTCTGCTTCCAAGGTGGCCGGCTTCATCGGTCTCCACAAGTACCAGAACCCCGATGAAATCTTCTACGAGTTGCTCGCAAGAGATTTGGTCGGTAAGACAAAGATTGCAGACATCCAGAAGGAGTTCAACCGCCAGTCCTACAACAAGCTGGTCAACGAGATTCTCAAGGATGCTGCAGTCAAGGATTGTATCAGTTGCGGAGTCTCTGCTGCCAATCGTACGCAGGATGTCGTGGGAGTCCTTGAGAATGTCCAACACCAAGCAAATGCTGTCCTGGCTCTTCGCCACGATAAGCTTTCTGAGGAGTTGCGCGGTCGTATCGCCGACGAGATCCGTGGTCAAGTCTCCAAGCAGCGTGGGCTGGATAATGAGGAGAAGATCCTGGATGGTTACGAGGCTGCTCGAGAGGTCAAGGTCACGGAGCGGAATACCAAGACCATCAAGAAGGATTGCGGAAACTACAAGCTGGTCGGGCGCTGCGATGGATATGTAGCAGATCAGAAGAGGATTGTAGACTCGAAGGATCGCACTCGTCAGTGGCCGTCGGTGCCTCTGTACGACGAGATTCAGCTGCGATGCTATATGCAGATGTACGATGCAGTAGAGTCCGAGTTGATTGAGCGGTTCCCTAACAAGACAGAGAGACACACGCTGTTTGCAAACGACCCTGAGAAGTGGAAGCACATTCACGATTTGATCGAGCGTGGAGTAGCAAGGTTGAACTTGGCACTTCACGATGATGAGGAGTTAAAACGTATCGTTTTCGCGAATACGGTGGAGTGTGTATAATGAAGATAACCATCTCAAGGGACAAGCCGACCACCAAGCCGATTCGTGAATACGAAACCAACATCCTTTACGTTGGGAGGTCTCGCTACAACACGCATACCAAAACTATTTCTACCCTTGTGAAACACCCGGAAGGAGACATTACCTACGAGGAGTTCCCATCGGAAACAGATGTGTTCTCTCGAGTATATTCCTCCGAACATGTGCGAGTGATTGTCTATTCAGAGTCACCCAAGGTTTGGTGTGAAGAAACTGCGCCAAATGAATACTACGTGTTTACTGAGGTGGCACAGTAGACACAACCTTCTTCGCCTTGGGCATACAGCATGTCACAAGTGCTTCTTGAACCTGCGCGGCAACCGGGTGCTTAGATGCGATAATTGCTGCCTGAACAACCATCGGAACTACCGTGTCGACGGTGCTCAGAATTTGCTGCTTCTCCTCAGGTGTCTTATCACTATCCTTGACGGCCTGGCGAATGACCTTCTGGAGGAGCTCTAGTTTTTCCTTTCCAGGAATGTTGCCCATATTCTCAATCTCCTGCGCAACCTCGATACATGTCGGGACAATGCTGTCCAGGTTGATTTTTCCTTTCAACACACGATAGATACCATCCACGCGGGCATCCATCGCAGTATCCTTTTCAAACGAAGGGCACTTGCACTCTCCCTCGGCGCACTTACACTCGTGTAATGGATTTGTCTGCATCGCGGTTTGTTTTATGCTCATAAAAGATGTAGTCCAAACAAATGGAACTCCAAGAGATTTTGTCGGTTTCCATCGGAACCCTTGTTGTGATTGTTATTGCGCATTTTGCCGTGTTCTGGGTCGTGCGCACGCTCTATCCTCCTCCGGTGGTCATGGTTCAGGCACCCGCCCAGCCCCAGCCCGTTTTCACACCAGCACCGGTAATACCACAACAGGAACCAATCCAAAATGTTACCATTCCAACGTATGCGCCGCCAGTGCCCGTGGAAGCCCCACGTGAAGAAGGGGAGCGTCGAGGACCGCCACCACCTGAAGATACCTCAATACGTGGGAAACCCGGGGTGGCTGCTGCTAACCCACAGTGAGCAGGGTGATCCAGTCGCACTCTTTGTAGACAAGCACGACAAGCCCGTTTCCTTACCTATCGTTCTAGACGAACGGATGTTTTCGGATACAGTCATACGCGTAATTCAGATGAAGCCCAACGAGTACATGGCTTGTGATATTCGTTATCTGAATGGAACTAATGTTTACGACAAGATGAACTATGCCGCTCGTCGTGCGTTGCTGGAAAGTCTGTTGGATGCGTTTCATTCAACAGAGCTGACAGCGTTGATGGTGGCTCCGCCTTATTATGCGCTCCTTCACGGATTCGAACACTATGACAACGAACCTGGGACGCTGGGGGTATTTCTTCCCGCGAGAGAGTAAATGGGCGTTTGTACTGGATCTGGAACTCCAATGATGGGCGGTCGTCACCGCAAGGGACACAAGACCCGCAAGGGGCGGAAGATGCGGGGAGGAGTTATGGTCGGATTTGGCAACGACCACATTAGCCCTGGTAATGCCGAACGGATTGCGGTAGATACCTCAACTTCCTACAATTCGGCAACAGGACGGCCGGGAGGTGATCCGAATCCAACGACTACGTCTGTTATTACGGGTGGTAAGCGTCGCAAGTCTCGCAAGGGCAAGTCCAAGAAGAGCAAGAAGTCCATGCGCCGTAGCCGCGCAAGCCGCGGACGGAAGATGCGTGGCGGTATGTATCCCGGCATCGTGAATTCCGCGCCTGTGAGTGCTGGATTTGTTGGCGGCCTCTCTGGTGTGTCGAATGGCACGTATGGAACCTATGTTGGCTCTCCTCAGAAGGTCCCTGCTGGAAACCCCCACCCCGTCGGCCCAGATGGTGTTACGAAAGTCTAACCACAGCATCGGCAAATACGTAAGGTAAATACTTGTTATCGTTGGTGGTGATCTTCGGACCACCATGTAACATCATCTTCAAAAACATTCCGTGTACAACAGATCGAAGAGCATGATACTCTTCCCACTCACTCCATGCGGTATACGCACGTGTGATTGCGGACAGAAGCATGAGAATATCTGGGCTTCCTGCGAAAAGCAAAAAGATGGCGATTAAGGGTCCCGTCACCATCTCATTGAAATAGAGGATTGTGTCGCCCCAGGATTCGGGCGCACATCGTTGTTTTAGGTTTATGTAGCGTTCAGCGACTTTGAAGGGTTCACTCGACATCTGCCTCAATTGTTATTCCGTCGCCCGGAAATTTGATCTGATTGAACGTCTTTGTCTCAATGTAGATGAGGTTAGCAGTCTTGCTTAGCTTGTACGCGAGTTCCTTCCTGATAATGTTTCCAGGAACAAGGAACTTATCAAACGTCCGCGTCAGATCTATCTCGGTATCGCGGTCACCCACCCATACCCAAGGACACTTTGCCGGTGGCAGATCAAAGGGCGACTCGTTCCACTCGGTTGGAACTTCACCCTCATACTTTACAATCATCTTCGTATGACCCTTGGTATCATTCCATTCCTCAATGTAGACCCAGTCAGTTGGAACAATGTTGAAGCTGTTGAAATGATCCTCGCGCCCCTTGGGAGAGAGAAAGTAACGATCGGTGGGCTTCACCTCGTCGCTCGCATACTTGTACTCCAGATACTTGTCCTTCACAAAGTGGTATCCCTGCACTGTCTTTGCCATCAACGCGTACATAATTAGTAGAAGAACGCGAGAAATCTCCGCCCAAACGTCCGTATTGTTCGTCGCCATGATGTTCTCGTAGGTGTTCGCCATTCTGCTGTATACATTTTACTTTCATCTTCGCCTAAAATCCGTTTTGTCAAGCACCGGGGTTGTTGGTATCCTCCGGCAGATCATCTTTGCGTGCCTTCTTGTCCACAAACTTCTCCTGCACCCGCTGGAGGACAATATCGTCAAATCGGGTTCCTATGGCAATGGATGTCGCGAGAGCGGTGATCAAGAACGGTGTTGCGACTAAGAACCACGATACAACGCCCAGTTCAATACCACAGAAAGTATCTAACACAATGACCGTTGCGAAACCCAGAATTGCCTTCACGACCATTGTCACCCACATACCTAGAGAGGCATCCAATCCCAACTGAACCACCAGGAAAATCAGATAGAGAAGAGCGGGAGGACACAGATCTTCAATGATGCGCATTTATACACTTCGCAAGAAAAGGCATTTACAATCTCTTGAGGAGTATCAAAAAATGAGC